GAAACCCTGATGCAGATAATGCCGGGCATTTGCCCCATCATTACTACGAAAACTTAGCCAGTGGACAGTCTCAAGAGTTCATTAAAGTATTTTGTCTCGGTGAATATGGAGCGGTCGGCTTCGATAAGCGCGTTTATCCTGAGTTTAACGCCGATGTACACGCAGTGGATACCTTAGAGGCTATCCAAGGCGAAAAGCTCATATTGGGCTGGGATTTCGGTTTAACGCCTGCTTGTGTGGTCTTGCAACTATCAGCTAGAGGCCAATTACTTATTCTCAAAGAGTATGTGAGTGATGGTTTGGGAATTAGAACCTTTGCTGAAATGGTGGTAATCCCTAACTTACGCAAGGATTTCCCCTATTGCCAAATAGGTTTATCAGTGGCAGACCCGGCAGGTAATGCTCGTGATCAGATTCACGAAGAGATGTCTTGTATCGGTGAACTTAATTCATTGCAGATTGCCACTAATGCCGCACGTACTAATGATTTAGAACCAAGACTTGGAGCGGTTAGATACTTCTTGAATCGCATGGTTGATGGAAAACCTGCGTTGTTACTCGATAAAAAGAATTGCCCTACACTCTTCAAAGGCTTTGTGAAGAAGTATGTTTATGCTCGAATTGCGGTATCAGGTGAGGAGCGTTACAAGGACAAGCCTACTAAAAATATGTCATCTCACCCAATGGACGCCCTAGGTTACGGTTGCTTAGAGATTGCCAGCGACCAAGTAACGCAAGACAAGTTCGGCGGTACGAAGCACGAAAACATGTTTAACCCAGTGATGAGGATATTTTAATGCATAAATGCATTTATTGCGGTAGGTTCTATAACCGACAGAAAGATGACAAAATGTGTAAGGAATGTAAAAGTAAATACGAAGTTACGTTTCAGAAGTTAAAAAACAACAAGGCATTACAAGAAGTGATGCTTCGCCTAGCCGATAGATAAGGAGATCCAAAATGACAATTCAAGCCGTAGTGACGTTACTATTAAACTTTTCTGGTGAAAATAACGAAGTGATTCCACGTTTGGGTCGCTTGTATGCACCAAACAATACCCTTTCGCAAGTTTCTGCTGCTGGGTTCTTAGACAATTACTTGAAAACTTCAAACAACATTTTGTTAGCGACTGATTTTGTTTTTTGTGTGGCTTCGAATGGTCACCAAACATACAAGCCAGTATTTACAAACGGCTCTTGCCAATTAACCGTTTTACCATAAACCAAAAAGGAGAAATAAGGATGTTATTTTTAGAAGCTTTAGCGCAATTGAAAGCAGGTGATGCCATGAGACGTACTGCATGGGCTGATAGTGAAGGGTATTTGAAAGTCCTTCCTGATATGGACTATGTATGGAAAATCGTTACTCGTCCTAACCCTAATGCTGGAAATTTCATATTCTCAATCGCAGATTTTGAAGGTGATGATTGGGTTAAATATGAAGAACCAATTGCGCCAGTAGCAGAAGCAGAAGAGCAGCAAGAAGCAGCTTAACTGCAAAGTCGTTTCAGGATGAAGCGACTATAAGAGTTTAAAACGTGACTTTGACATAGATTTGTTGAAGTCACGATTTAATTGTTTAACCCAACGGACGGGGTAAAGCATGGAAATCATTGCTGATCAACTTGAAGTCGAAGAAATTGACTCCATTAACGAAGAATTACAAGCTGCCCTGTACGATGCAGGGATAGACGAAGCAGAAGTATTAACCAAAGCCCGTGAAGACATGGTGCAATGGGATGGCTACTTTGGTGAGAACCAAGTACGCGGAAAAGATGATATGAACTTCGTATTGCGTGACCAATGGTCGGCAGTCGAACGTTCCGAATTTAGCAGATTGTTTAAACCACCAATGGTATTTAACAAACTATATGACCCGATTAAAAAGATTCTAGGCGAGCAGCGCAAGAACAAACCTGATTTGATGGTGCGCTCCATAACTGGCAATGCGTCACAAGAACAAATCAATTTACGTGCAGATTTGGTGCGTACCATATCTTACCAATCACAAAACGATTTAGTGTACCAAACAGCATTTAAGCAAGCCTTAATGATGGGTCACGGTGCCTTTGAAATATTGCTTGAGTACGAAAGCCCACGTTCATTTAATCAAGTAATTCGCTATGACATTATCCCGGATGTGACACGAACTTCATTTGACCCTACAGCATTGAAGCCACACAAAGGAGACGGGAACTTTTGCTCAAGGCAATTTGTTTATAAGAAGGAAGAATTCTATGCGACATATCCTCACGTGCTTAACCCTATTAGTTACTCTGATCCGCGTTCGTTACTTGATTTCCAATGGGAAACGCGCGATTCCATCGTGGTATGTAAGTACTCACGTAAAGAATGGTTCCCCATTAAAGTACTGCTCTTAACAGATGGAAGTACAGTAACAGAGGAAGAATGGGAAGACATGCGCAAAGAGTTAGAGTTTAAAAAGGCTCTGGCTGATAGTTCGCAAGTGGTAGGCGACATGATACGCAAAAGCATTCCAGAAGTTCATGCAGAGCGTATGAGCAAGGACTTTAAGATTCGCCAATACATGCTTACGCAAAACCAAATCATCAAGTTTAATGATTGGCCATCTAAATATTTACCCCTTATTTTCGTTGATGGTGATTCAAACTTTATTGACGGCCAACAATACACCCGTTCATTTATTCATGAAGCCAAAGACGCGCAGAAGTTTGTTAACTATGTAGGTTCTGAAATTGCAGCCGAAGTGAAGAACCGTAGACGTGAACAGTGGATTGGCACACCGGATAACATCCAAGGCAATGAACAAATGTGGCGTAATCCTGAGTTACAAAACGGTATTTTAGTTGCTAAACCAGACCCAAAGACGGGTGCAATGCCTCAGAAAATGCAACCTTGGGAAATATCACCTTCACTATTGGCTCAATACCAACGTGGTTCACAAGATATACGCGAGATTTTAGGCTTTTCAGAGAACGAAGCACTGCAAGGTAAGGACATATCAGGAAAAGCGCGCAGAGAGCGGAAAATGGAAGGCTCAATGTCTGCTTACGTATGGTTCGATAACCTTAATCAAGCACTTGAACAAGGCGGACGGGTTGTACTTGACCTATTACCAGTGATTGCAGGTGAATTTGAGCGTCCTATGGTCATCTCTAAAGCGGATGGTCGCACCGATTCAATCGTTTTAAACAAAGTCGTTGGAGATGATGAGGATGGCAACCCAATCCGAGAGAACGTACTTGATTCTGGCGATTATGATATTGAGATTGACACCGGCCCAAGCTTTGCGGTTCAGAAGGATATTGCTTTAGAATTCATGCAGCAGACTTTGCAAGCAAATCCTACTATATTTCCTTTAATTGCAGATTTATGGGCTAAGAATTTGGATGTCCAATTTATGCCACAAATAGCAGAAAGATTTAAAACATTAGTTCCTCCAGAAATAATTGCAAAAGAAGAAGGAAAGCCAATTCCTCCTAAACCCCCAAACCCTCAAGAGATGATGGCTCAGCAACAAATGAAAGCTCAACAACAACAGATGATAATGAATGAGCAAAAAATGCATCTCGAAGAACAAGCATTAATGGAAAGAGCAGAAGAACTTAAAATTAGAAAGGAAAAGCATCTTCTTGATCAAGCTGAAATGATACTTAAAGCTCAAGAGATGCAAACTAAGATGGGATTGGAACAACAAAAAATAAAAGTAGATCACGGAAGACTTTTATTAGATGCAGATAAGTCCGAAAAAGACTTTTCTTCTAAAATTGCTACTGTTTTATCTCAACTTCATGTTCATCATAATCCTCATGAAAAGAAAGATAAATAATTGCTGATTTTATAATTGCAATTGAATCTTGAAATAACCCAAGCGCGGTATTGCATTTAGAGCAAAGCAATCCGCGCACTTTTCCAGATTTATGATTATGATCGATAGCCAATCTTTTTATTATTAAATTTAAATCAATATCTGTTCGAGTTCTATTCTTATGGCTTTTCGAAGTTTCACATTTATTGCAAATAGCACACAGACCATTTTGTTTTACATTTAATTCATCATATTTACTTTCATCAATTAACAATTGTCTTTTATATTTTTTGTCACGTTCAAGACATTTTTCATAATGTTTTTTTCTTTGCTCTAAAGCATATGCCCTATATTTATCAGGATTAGCATCATATAACCTTTTTTTCTTATCACTAACACAAATCTTACATTGAAAATATGGATATCTTTTTTCTTTATGAATTGAATATTGTTGATAAACCATATCGATTGTTAATTCACCATGAATCTTACATATTTTTACAATCATTAAATAACTCCTTATGAACTGCAAATTGTACTGCAAACTATAATTTAAATCAAAACAAATTGGTGGGGTCGTACATATGGGGTCGTAAGCTACTTTTAGATGTATGAAAATGTATCTATCGGGCAAAGGATTTGCCTAGGGTCTCAGGCCGCCGGAAGGTCTAGGGTTATCTGTCTACCGTATGACGGATGACATCTTGGAGATGTCAACATGGAGAAGTTGAGATGCACGAGGACGAAAACGCTTTAGCTGAACAAGTTAGTGGTGATGATCAAGATGGGCAATCGGGTGCTGTCGATCCCGGCTACGAATCAGAGCAAGAAGCTCTGGAAGTAGGCGAGGAAGGTACGGAAGATGGAGAAGGACATCTGTCATCTGTGCAAAAAAGAGTACATGCACTTAAGCGCAACCACCGCAAGGAAATCAGAGAACTTCATGATCGTATATCGCACATAGAGTCTTTGAGAGGTAGTGAGAGCGCAAACCCCGGAATGGTTACTCATAACAATCCTTACAATTCACCCGGACAGCCACCACCGCCCGGAATGAATGAAGAGGAGCGAATACAGCATGCAGTACGCTTGGCTCTTGGAATGAAGGAACATGAAGAGAAACAGGCCAAAAATGCAGAAATGCAAACTCATGTACACAAGCAGTATCAACGCTTGAATGATGAGTTTGATCATGCATCAGACAAGTACGACGATTTTGACGAGGTGGTACGAGGTAACGATGTTCCCTTTACTCCACCCGTGCGGGATGCACTGTTACTCGTTGAAAATCCGGCTGAGGTAGCTTACAGGTTAGGCAAAAATCGTGGCGAACTTGAGCGCATTTCTAAACTCCATCCCTTAGATCAAGCACGGGAAGTGAACAAGCTGTCATTTAGTTTAATGGGGAACCGCGGGAAACCGACTGCTAACCAGAAAACTACCCCTATGGGTAGCATTAGACAAAATCCAGCTAGTTCCTCCGGTGCTGTTACAGGCAAAACGCCTCCGGGTGAAATCCGTAGGCGTATGAAGGCTGGTACATGGAAGTGATCTAAGGGCTTCAAGGACGAAACCCACTGAAACCCTTGGTACACCGCTATGTACCCATTTAACGGATTAAATGGAGACTAGCAATGGCTAACCAATTTATTACAACCGACCTGGTATCAAATACCGCGTTGGCAATGTTTGCGAACAATGCGCCTTTCGTGATGACTGCATCACGTATTTATCAAGATGACTTCGTGTCTTCTGGGTATAAAATAGGCGATACGCTACAAGTACGTAGACAGAACCATTTTATTGTTGGTGATGGCTCCGTGGCTACTCCTCAATCAATTATTGAGACTGTAGAAACGATTGTCATTCAGCATCAATATCATGCTTTGATTGCGTACACTATCCAAGATTTGTCTTTACGAATCGAAGACTTTTCGCGTTTGTTTATTGCTCCTGCTATTCAGGAAGTAATTACACAGATGGAAAAAGATATTGCTTCTGCTGCTGAACAAGAGCTTAACTTCTTCACGGGTACTGCGGGCGTTGCAATCAACTCCTTCACCACTGTAGATATGGCTGGTGCAAAATTGCTTGAGCAAGGTGTGAATATCGCCTCTGATGCTTATATGGCAATGACTGTACGAGATGGCTCAAGCTTGAAAGGTGCTCTGTTAAACAACTTTACTCCAGTATTTAACGAAGACATCGTTCGCTCATCTGCAATTGGTCACTTGTCCTACTTTGACATATTCCAATCTCAGAACATCAAACATCACATTGCTGGTGCTGGCCCAACTCTGCATTCTTCTGATGCGCTTTTGGTTAACGGTCAAGTTACTTCTGGTAACACAATCGTTATGGACGGTGCAACAGTAAGTGTTACTAACTACTTCCTGGTTGGTGATGTGTTCTCAATTGGTGGTGTTCAGTCTGTTAACCCTGTTGGCCGTGCTTCTACAGGCCAAGACATGCAATGGGTAGTCACTGCCAATGCAAGTTCTGATTCAGGCGGTAACTTATCTGTACAAGTAGCTCCAATTATTATCTCTGATACTTTAAACCCTAACCGTAACGTTAGTAATCCTGTGCCAGATAACGCTCCTGTTACCTTGGTTGGATCTTATAACTGTAACGTGGCTTACCCAAGCCGTGGTTTGGATATCGTTTGTCCTCCACTTTACAAACTGCAAGTTCCTTATGCGTCTGTAGCTGTCGATCCTGAAACTGGTTTATCACTTGCGGTAACGCAAACTGGTGACATTTTAGGTTATCAAAACTATATGCGTCTCGACTTACTTTGCGGCTTTAAGTGGCACGCACAATACTCAGTTAAAGTATTGTCTTAAGGAGAGAGCACATGCTGACTTGTATTTATCATCCGCTAGACCACTACGGTGTGGTTGAGCATGACGAAGCCGAACGCCTGATTGCATCAGGTGTTTGGTTTGATTGCCCAACCAAGGCGAAAGCTTATCGAAACAGAGTCGAAGAGGACGTGAAGAACGAAAAAGCCGAAGCCGCAAAGCCCAAAGCTAAAGGACAAATTAAAGGAGATAAACCATGAAAGACAACAAAATGGTTCAGTCTAACAACGCATTTGTTAGAACAGAACAAGCCAAGCAAAAAAAGATGATGGGCAACCGTCCAGTGATGAAAAAGGAAATGGAAGAGTTTAACGCATACATGAGCAATGATGGCGAAAATGCGCAAGACTTCGGCCGTAAACTTTGTAAAGGTTTAGACGATGCGTTTCCTTTGAAATAAGTTGATTCAATCGACATGTCCTAGGTGATGTGTCGATTTTTTCGCCTTTTTTCATCATAAGGAGATGAGCCATGCCGCAAATCGTCAAAACAATGAACCAATTAATAATTAATTCATTATATCTTATTGGAGAACTTGGGGTAGGCGAGGTTCCTGATCCCTATATGCTAAGTGCAGGACTTGAGCTAATTAATGAACTATTAGCCAAATTCGCCGAAGACAGCATCTATATACCCTATTTGACTGAGTTAAATTTTAATTTAATCGTTGCTCAACCGTCTTATACTATTTCGGACATGGTTCCTAATCCTGATGTTGTGGCCGATAGAATTGTAGATTTGTCTTTTGCAAACTACATGGTGCCAAGCGCAGGTCAAGGTATTATCTATCCACTGCAAATCATAAACAAAGCACAGTACTACGGTGTTACTAGACTATTACCATTAAATACAAGACCGGGCTTTATCTTCCTAGATAAACAAGCCGATGAAAGTATTATTACCCTATATCCTGCACCTGATCAGCCTTACCCATGTACTTTAGGGGTTAAATGCATGATTGACAGTTTAGCAGCAA